ACTGGCGCAACTGGTATCCAAGGCAATCAAGGTTCAACAGGTGCCACTGGACATGAAGGATCAACTGGTGCCACAGGCTTAACTGGCAGCACAGGCGCAACAGGTATCCAAGGCAATCAAGGTTCAACAGGTGCCACTGGACATGAAGGATCAACAGGTGCTACAGGTATTCAAGGTGACCAAGGCTCTACAGGTGCTACTGGACAAACTGGATCAACAGGTGCTACTGGTCCTCAAGGCATTCAAGGTGACCAAGGCAGCACAGGTTTAACTGGATCCACAGGCGCCACAGGTATCCAAGGTCCTCAGGGATCAACAGGCGCCACTGGTCTACAGGGAAGCACAGGTGCTACTGGACTTGGTTATGATGGATTAACCAGCACTTCTTCACACTCTACCACACTTGGTAGTAAGACATTTATTGTTAACCAATCATATGGAACAAATGCTTACATTGTAGGGTCATATGTAACAGGTAAAGCATCTTTTGGTGTCATTGTAGGCGATATTACTGCTTATTCAAGCACATCAATGACTGTACAAGTTAGACAAGTCAGTGGACAATTAGGTCCTTTTGATTCTTGGGCATTTTCAATAGGAGGTAGTCAGGGATCAACAGGTGCTACTGGACCACAGGGAAGCACAGGTGCCACAGGATTAACAGGCTCAACAGGTGCATTAGGCAGTCAAGGTAGCACAGGTGCCACAGGCGAATATGGAAGCACAGGCGCAACTGGACCACAAGGTATTGCAGGTCTTGACGGTGCCACAGGTGCTACTGGACTTGGGTTTAACCACCAAGGTGTTTGGAGCACTGCCACAACCTATTCTTTAAATGATGTTGTTTCATACGGGGGCAGCAGTTATGTAAGTTTACAATCCACCAACATAGGTTGGGAGCCAAATACACAGGCGGCTTACTGGGATCTATTAAGTGGAGCAGGTGCTACAGGCTCCACTGGACCTACAGGCACACAAGGTGCCACAGGTAGTCAAGGAAACCAGGGATCAACAGGTGCTACGGGCTTAACAGGTAGTCAAGGTGCAACTGGACCTGTTGGTTTACAGGGAGATCAAGGTAGCACAGGTGCTACGGGCCAAACAGGCAATCAAGGAGCCACTGGTAGTGCTGGAGCCCAGGGATCTGTGGGTGCTACAGGTGCCACAGGTATCCAGGGAGATCAAGGTAGCACAGGTGCTACTGGCCAAACAGGCAATCAAGGAGCCACTGGTGCCAATGGATTTAGCGGTGAGGTAGGTGCTACAGGAGCAACTGGTGTTTCTGGTAGCATTGGTGCTACAGGTGCTCAGGGCGCACAAGGCAACCAAGGCGCCACAGGTGCGGCAGGTAGTGCGGGTAACCAAGGCGCCACAGGTGCTACAGGAGAAACAGGTGCCACAGGACCTGCTGGTGCCACAGGTGCTCAAGGCACACAAGGCGATGTGGGTGCTACAGGTGCAACAGGACTTACAGGTGCAACTGGACCAAGTGGAAGTCCATTTGGTGGTGGAACTTTCACAGGAAATATCACTGTTAAAGGTGTCACTGAAACAGTATTCAATCATGGAACCTATAACGGTGGAACATTCTTCCTTGATCCATCAAGTGCAACAATTCATGTGATGACTTTGGCAGGCAACTCTACATTCAACGGATTTGTTAACGCTACGCAAGGTCAAAGCCTAACATTCCTGGTTAGACAGGATAGCACAGGCACAAGAACATTGGTCACAGGCACAAATGCTAACACAGTCTGGGCAGGCGGAGTTAGAACTTTAACAACCAACAGCAACGGAGCGGACCTAATTAGTTTGGTCTACTTGGGTAGCACAGGAACCGCAGTTGGTGCCTATTTGGGTTCATTAGCAAGAGGATTCCAACCATAATGTTATTCAGTCACGCAATTCAAACACCTCCTAAGGAAGTAGTTGATCCTTTTTGGGCAGAGACTATAAACCTTATGAGGTTTGATAATAATTTTAACACAGAAGCGGGCACATTAACCACAGTTACCAACACTTCGACGACTTTTAGCACAACAAGTCCAAAGTTTGGCACACATAGTTTGGACTTTGGCAACAACAACCAATGGGTTAAAATTGCTCCTAATGACAACAACTACTTCAAGTTTGGCACAGGCGACTTTACTATTGAATTTCATGTCAACTTCTATGGCACACAACCTACTGCCAATAAGGGTAACTTTGCCCTGTTGTCATTAAATGGTTATCAGAATGTGGACTCGGTAACAGTATCACCTAACTGGAGTTTTTATGGTTGGAACACCACAAATCCAGGTTGGGCTATAAGTTGGTATAATGGTGACATCGATCCTGGTCCTGTGGTAACTGTATACACACATCCAAGGCGAGTCACACACAATACTTGGACTCATATTGCTTTTAGCCGAACCAGTGGTAGATTGTATATCTCAGTGAATGGCAGTGTCTATGACGCAGGCTCTTATACCAAAGCATTAGATTTCACAGGCGGCTTTGACAGCACTCGTGGTGGCACCATGTTGGGCAACAATGGTTACAATGAATATAACAGATTAACTGCCGCACCTGCCACAGGAACAGGTTATTTTAGAATGGATGACCTAAGAATAACCAAAGGTATAGGTCGTTATAGGGCAAACTTTCAACCACCTGAAAAGCAATTCCCAACTCCTACACAACCCTAAGGAAAGAAAATGTTTGAGAGAATATGGACTACTGCTACACAGGCCAATAATTGGGAACTAATTGAAATAGAAATTGATTCAGAGTATCAAATGCTTTTGGGCAGTGCCGAAAACACAGAACAACAATACCAAATTGTAGAACAAGGCCTAAATGAAGGCTGGATTAGGATAATATCATGACGGAAAAAATTCAGGCAAAAACCACCTCAAATCAAGCAAAATTCAAACAAAAACTTGACGAATTAGAGGCGAAAATGACAGAAATAGAGACAAAATTAACCAGTCTTGAAAATAATGTGCTAAGACACATAACCGACGATTTAAAGGCCATAAAAAGTTTGGGCTATGTAGTATTGGCCGCATTTGTTGTCCAAATTATTGTTTTGCTCAAATACCTATAACATAAATCCAAATGTGGAACGAAAGAAGTTAGAGCAAATATTAGATCAAGTAGCCGAGCATTGGTTTATAGGTATTGAAGCACCCACTAAGTTTGCCAAAGTAAAAAGTAAGGTAGCCATGGGCAAACAAAAGGCCCGGGGTTTCCCGCAACTAATGTTTTTGAAACCAAAAACTTTGAATTGTCCAATTTGTAATAAAATTACGGATTCGGAAAGTAAGATTAATCTACGCACTCGAAGACAACGGTTAAACTGCGGTTGCGAAATAGATTTTAAGGGTATAAAATAATATAAGACTTAAATAGTCTTGAGTGTGCTGTTGTTTGGTTTTGCTTTAACACAAACATACGCATTCTGTATCCTTTAAGCCTTGATAAAAACGCCATTTTATATTCCCTTAAAGAGATAGCACACTCGGGTTCGCCAGCAAGGCTGATCCAAATTCAAAAACCTATAAGGTTTTAAGCCCGCACTCCTAAGCGGGCTTTTTTTTGGCTATTAGACCTCTTGCCACTGGTCTGATTTCTTGCCACTGGTCTGATTTCGGGTTTTGCCACTGGCTATATTAGTAGTAATGATATCATGATCCATATGATACCAATATGGTACCAATGAACCAGCGAACCAGTTGCTTAATCGCCCTCTTCTGTCTTTCTTACAGCAACCTGAGTTTCACGGAGAACTCTTTTCTTGACAAAATCCAGTAGATATCATAAACTTATATAAATAAAGTTAGGGGAATGGAATATGGCGTTAAAAAAATATCAGGATACAGTATGTATAAAACTAATTTTTCAATCAAGCATCCCTACGAATTAACCGAGGTGGTGCGTAGGTACCGCGAGGTATCTCCAAAAACTCCAATTGATAAAATAGAGGCCCATTGGGGTTTACATTTAGCACTGGTTAATCAAGAGATTGCCCGTGGCATTGTTTTGGCCACAGATGAACAATTGGATGATAATAAAATACCCGTAAATTGGTATAATCTCAAAACTCAACAAGGTGTAATTCAAGAACGACCTAAGAGAATTTGGCTTCGTGATTGGTTTCACCAAAACTTTCCACTATTCAAAATACATACTATTGGCAATAGAATGACCACAGGACACCAAACTATGATTGAACTACGATACCCACTTGAAATTGTGGCCGCAAGCCAAACACCTGAAGAATGTGTGCTTAGTGTTTACTCACCTGACGAACTTGAAGAAATCAGTCAACTTGCTGAATCAGGTATGGAGCATTTTGTAGAAATTGACATGGGCAGTCTTGAGCGATATATTCGTAGCACTGAAGATGTCTTGTCTACCAAACAGGGTCCAGAATACCTCAAAACTGTCAAGCACAGTTATTTGGTTGCCAAAACTATTCGACTTGTAGCGGAATATTTTAGGATAGATGATAGACACTTACTGCCTCAACTGCCTGTAGAGTCGAGATTTGGTAGAACTTACTATCGAGGACTTAATCTACAGTCAGCACCCAGACAGGTTAGACACGCGGCTTTGGGTGACTGCCATCAGTATGATTTAAGCGCCAGCGTTTACCATTGGATGTATACCCTTGCTGGCACAGTAGACCCAGAATACTCGTATACCTACATACTTGAATATTTGGATCATAAAAGTGCTCATAGGCGCAGGCTGGCAGATCTACTGCGAGTTAAAGGCCTGGCTCGTTGGCGTGAGGATTTGATCAAAGAAGTTATAACTGCCGTGGGATTTGGTGCTAACTTTGATCGCATGGGTTGGCGAGACAATCAAGGTCGTTGGCATTGGCCTGCTATCTCGCAGATTATCAAAGATCCCCAAAGCAGAGAAGCGCTAAAGCAGGATCCGTGGTTTGGCAATTTTAGGACAGAAGTAGAACAACTACAACGAGCCATATTCCAATATATCAAGAAAGAAAATCTCATACCCGAAGAAGACCGTGACCTGCTGACCAGTGAAAGTGGAACACTATTACAAAGCAGGACCTTGGCCTATGCTTATCAACAATTCGAAAGCCAAGTTATGCGTAGTCTGCGAGACCTTATACCCCAAGACAATGTGTTATTACAGGTACATGACGCACTATACACTCGTAGAAGTGCGGACTTGGCTGCATTGAGGTTGGCACTGAGAAAGTATTCACAGGAAGGGTGTATAGATCACACAGAAATTGAAACCTACGGTTATAGAGAAGATGTCTCTGAGCACTATGAATTGATTAGAGACGAAGAACGCCGAGCCAGAGAATGGGCCGTTAAAATGGGCTATAAGCCACAGCACTCCACTGAAGAAGAAATAGATCGTAAGATTAATTGGATGCTGAGAGAACGAGCACCGCATTGGGATAAGCACAGCCAGGGCAGGGACTATGACAATGGTTATAGATCTGAGGCAGACTGGGACCCGGACTGGGACTGCGATTTAGACTGATATCTACCAGCACCGCAGTCTATGTAATAAATAAAGTTATGAACATATATACTCGTAGGCGTAGCGACTGCTACCTTTATACTCGTTGGCATAATGTGCGTAATTCTTGCCTCAATCCCCGCTGTTCAAATTATCATCTCTATGGTGGACGCGGCATTCAAATCTACAAGGAATGGGCAGAGAACAAGATAGGCTTTGACAATTTCTTTGACTACATTGATTCGGAACTGGGGCACGCACCTGACCTAAGTTATAAACTGTCAAGAATAGATCAATTTGGTGATTTTGAACCAGACAATCTTGTATGGACCACAGTCAAAGAAATATCCAATCGCAGACCCTCATGCCACTTTGTTGAATATCAGGGGCAACGACACAACATTCAAACTTGGAGCCAGATCACTGGGATAAACTATGAAACCTTACTACAAAGATTCCTCAAAAACTGGCCCGCAGAACAGGCCCTTACCAGAGACACCTGATCCTAACCCAAGTTGGCACTATATGCAAGGACCACCTGTGCGAGCAAAAAGACAAAGAATAGCAAATCGTATCTATAAAGACGCCTTTGATCATGAAAGGCATCGTGCTTGGCATTATCACAGAGCCCAAGCACACTTTAGAGGTGAAGCACATCAAATCTCTCCAGAACAATGGTTTGAGATTTGGCCTCAAGAACTTTGGGTTCGTAGGGGCTATGGTGGCGACGATCTTATATTAACAAGGCGCGATGACAAAGAGGCTTGGCATATTGATAATGTAGAAATCATAACAAGACGAGAACGCAAACTACGCAACAACCGAAGGAACAAGTCTAATGTGGGACGATAAAACTTTTGACCCCTATGAAGAACTTATGACGCTCAAAGCGGAAATGGCCGCACAAATCCGTTGGAATTTAAGCATTGAGCGTACAGTTAATTTACAGCAATCGCTGATTAGAGATCTACATGACCGAGTAAAATTATTAGAAATGGCAAGACAATATGAAGAAAAGAATTGAAATGACACTGACAGCGGGCAACCAAGCCCGTTTTGAATACACAGATGGTGAGCAGGCCCAAACACACTACGAGGAACTGCGAGCAAGAATGGCCATAGGAGGTTTAGCCATTAAGACTATCACCATCTCTGACATTGAGGAGCGCGGAGATGAAAGAGATTTGGGCGGTGCCAAAGCAAACCACCGCAAAAACACAGTATTGGGAGATAGATCCCACTGACGAACAATGGATTTACGGGCAACTGAATCGTATACAAAATACCATGGCAGAAGTTGTAACATATTCCACAGGCGCCAGAGATTTTTGGTTTGATCCAAGACCCCAAGAACTGCCCCGTGGGCGTCAGGGTTATAACAGTTATGGCAGTATTATTGGCGGCATAATAACTGCCAAACTGCACCAGCCGGATCGAAATCTTTCCGAGCCTCAACTACAGGCCTTGGAGAGAATATTTGCCGTGGCCGCAGAGTATTTTGAAGACATACCCCGAGTAGAATTTCGCAGGAGGCTATGGTCCTATCAATGATAGTCTATCGTACCAATGACAACAGTTATGACTTTGATCGGTTGGCCCTAAGTAGACCCCAAGACTTTACCTTGCTAACTGAAGAACGCAGTTATAAAAGTCGAAGTAGGCCTAATTTGGGCTGGGAATTTTACTATATGACACAGTGGCAAGTTCAAGGTGCTTCTAAAAGCCTAATACTGCTAAAATATCCACAGTGGCGTCTATTAACATAAACTTTTGGCGTAATGTTGTGTAAAAGCCACAGACAAAACTCCTTAATCAGTATATACTTGTATTATTATCAACAGCGTTAGGAGACGCAAAAATGGCAACACTTAAAAGCAAATATAATCAAGCAAAAATTGGTTATCTTTTAGGTAAAGACAATCTTGTTCGTATTGAAGTAGATTTGGATTATATCCTTAAAAGTCCAAGTTTACTTCGTGAATTGAAAATGTATCTGCGTCTGCGTGACACACAAGGACTTTTGGATATTGATTACGCGGTTGTTGAGCAAGAGGAGTTTGTTCATAAACAGCCCGTAGTAGTTCGTTTTCAAATTCGCATTCACGATGATATTCTTCTTGAAGAGATTGTCCAAAATGTTTTAGAAATGGTTGAGGAGGCCGCAGAATGAAAACTACTGACGAATTGATTCAGATAGAGAAAGATTTAACTGTTAAAATTGACGCTATTCCTGTTGAATTACGAACTTCTCGTAAACAAAAAGATCGGGCAATAAAGCGTGAATATGAAAAATTGGTGCATACAAGATATTGTGTAGATCAAGTCTTATACTACTGTTATGATATAGAAATATAGACGCACAATGAACAAACCACTTGAAAAACATCTCAATCACCAAGTAGAAGTTCAAGAAGTCAACTCAGGACCACACCGAGCACAGTATTGGTGTAGGGACTGTAAGAAACACATTAGTTGGGTGCCCTATCGACAATTTTTACGCTATAAGAAAATATATGGTTAAATAACTGTGCATTTTAAAAGTTCAATATTTTCCTAAGTCTCGGCCCAGGTAGAAATACCTGGGTTTTTTTATGACTTTTTTATTGAACTTGTAAATAAACTTATGGAAGAAACTGCACCTATTCCCACCTCCCCACAGGAATACGAAGATATTATACCTTTTATAGAACCAGTAGTGGACCCATCCAAAACTGGGAACAAGCCTAAAAAACTGGTAGCAGTAGAAGTATGGGGCTACGAAGTTGGGCGAGGCCGCGGCAAAAGAATTGTACTACCCAAAGATGTCTATAACTTAGCAGTTATTGGCTGCAATGATCGTGAAATAGCCGCTTGGTTTGACATATCTGATGATGTGTTGAGATACAACTTTTCTGATATAATAGCAAAAGGTCGTGAGGACCTAAAGCACAGCCTACGCCGTGCTATGATTAAGAACGCACTCGGTGGCAACGCCGCACTACAAATCTTCCTTGCGAAGAATTTGCTTTCGATGTCGGACAATCCTACACAAAGCGAAGACAACAAGCCATTGCCTTGGCAAGACGAATGAGTAATATTATACATGGTCGTTGGCAGGATTACCTTAATGGTCCAATATATGTAGAAATAATAAAACAGAGATTATGCCACTAAGCGCTCCACAACAGACCATTGCTGACGACCCTCATAGATGGCGTGTGGCTATCTGCGGCAGAAGATTTGGCAAGACACACTTGGCCATAAGGGAATTAGCCTATCACGCTCGAGAACCTGGGCGTGAAGTTTTGTATTGCGCCCCTTCGTATAGGCAGGCCAAGAGCATTGTTTGGAAAAAATTAAAGTATCGTCTTGAAGACTTAAACTGGGTTAAAAAGACCAATGAAACAGAACTTAGCATCCTGCTTAAGAATGGATCCACAATAAGCCTCAAGGGTTTGGACAATTATGACTCTGTGCGTGGTGGTGGCTACGATTTCCTTGTCATAGATGAATTCGCAGACTGCGACCCCGAAGCGTGGTATTCTGTGCTGAGAGCCACGCTCAGTGATAGGCAGGGCCGTGCCCTGTTTATCGGCACACCAAGAGGTATGGCTAACTGGGCACATGACCTTTACCTTATGGAGCAGGAATATCCCAATGAGTGGAAGAGTTTTAGTTATACCACACTTCAAGGTGGGAATGTCACAGCCGAAGAAATAGAAAGCGCACGCCGAGACTTAGACGCGAGAACATTCCGTGAGGAGTATGAAGCAACCTTTGAAAGTGCGGGCAACAGAGTTTATTACAGTTTTGATAGACTGCGTAATATCAAATTGCCACCACAGGATACTGCCAACGCAGACCTACTCATAGGCACGGACTTCAATTTGGATCCACTATGTTCTGTGGTTATGGTTAGACAGGGCGATGATTTGTATATCATAGATGAGATTAGAATCTTTGGATCTAACACAGACGAATTAGTTGATGAGATTAAACAGAGATACTCTAATCGAAAAATCACAGTCTTTCCAGATCCTGCTGGACATCAGCGTCGCACCAGTTCTGCGGGTAGAACAGATGTAACCATACTTAAGAACGCAGGATTTGTAGTTAAAGCACCCTATGCTCATACACCTGTGCGTGATAGAATCAACGCTGTAAATTCAAGACTGTGTAATTCTATGGGGCAATCACGCCTTTTTGTCAGTCCCACTTGTAAATATACCATAGAAGGCTTTGAGCGTCAGACCTACAAATCCGGTAGTAACCAACCTGACAAAAGTTCTGGATATGATCATATGATGGACGCTGTAGGCTATGCTGTGGATTTCTTATTTCCTATTAGAGAACAGATTGAACCACGCAGACCAGAATCTTGGGGTCATAAACTGGCCCGTTATTGAGGACACAAATGCAAACATTACTTGACGATTATAAACAGGTTACATCCACTAACATAGAATATCAACGCAACAGAGATCGTTGGGTTTTCCTTCTCAATTCATATGTTGGCGGGGATGAATACCGCAAAGCAGGATACCTAACCAAGTACCAACTTGAAACAGCCTCAGATTACAAAATTAGATCTGACAACACACCCCTGGACAATCACTGTCAAAGTGTTATAGGCACATATCTAAGTTTTCTTTTCCGTGACAAACCAGGTAGAGAATTAGGTTACATGGAATATGATCAGGATGTAGAAGATTTCCTCAAAGATGCCGACATGGAAGGACGATCGTTGGACCACTTTATGAAAGAAGTGGCACAGTGGAGTCTATGTTTTGGTATGACTTGGATCATTATGACCAAACCCAATCTTGGCCTACAAACTGCTGGAGAGGAAGATGAACTGGGTGTTCGTCCTTGGGTGAATCTTTTAAGTCCTTTAAGTGTCTTAGACTGGACATGGGAGCGTACTCCTACAGGTCGTTATAAACTTGTATATTTCAAATACATTGAAGAAATTGTAGACAAAACCACAACAGTTAGAGAATGGACGCCTGAAATCATTCGTACTTGGACTATGAATGATGAAATGAAAGAAGCCACACTGATCTCAGAAGAAATCAATGGCCTTGGCGAAATTCCTGTTATTTTAAATTATGCACAGCGTAGCCCTGTAAGAGGTATTGGAGTCAGTCTGATCAATGACATCAGTGATATACAGCGCCTCATATTCAATTTAACTTCTGAATGCGAACAAGCACATCGTCTGGACGGGCACCCCTCACTGTGCGTGACTTCTGACACACAGTATGGATCAGGAGCGGGCTCTATCATTGTGATGCCTAATTCAATGGATCCAGGTTTGAAGCCCTATGTTCTCGAACATGGCAGTGCTAACATTCAAAGTCTACACGCAACTATCAAAACACTTATTGATTCCATAGACAGACTGGCACACACAGGTGGTGTTAGAGGTGTAGAAACCAAAACACTCAGTGGTGTGGCCATGGAAGTAGAGATGAGTTTGCTCAATGCCAGACTGGCAGAAGTGGCAGACAATCTTGAACTTACAGAAGAAAACTTATGGAAATTATTCTGCAGGTATCAGGGCAAAGACTGTGATGTTGAGATTGAATATCCTGGTAACTTCAACATTCGTGACACTGAGCGTGAGTTTAGACAACTTCAAGTGGCAAAATCTGCCGCAACAGATCCCAGAGTGTTACAGGTCATTGACCATGAGATCATTGAATTGCTGGGCGAAGATGCTGATCTAATCATGCCTGAGTTTGTGGCCACAGAAGCCGCTACTCTACCGCCTAAGCCTCTATTTGAAGCACATGAGATGTATAACCCCGAGACTGGTGATGAAGTCATTGCCAGAACTGAAGAAGAGCATCTTGCCTACAGTGATCAAGGTTATATACACAGGGAAGAATATTAATCTTAATGTTGGCTGTAATAACTCATCACACAGACAATTATGCTGAACTTGCTGAACTTACACTGCAAGGTAAACAAGCATATGCTCTGCGTTGGGGCTATAAGTTTTTTCAACAAAATGAATGGATCCACTATCCGCAAATAGCCATAGGCTTTGAAAAGTTTTATTGGATAGAACAATTGATGGTAGCCAATCCCACCATAGAATGGTTTTGGTTTACAGGCACAGACTGTTTAATAACAAATCATAGACTGGAACTTGAAGATCTCATAGACAATGATTATCATTTCATAGTCTGTAAGGATGACATGGGCGTCAATGCTGATGTATTTTTTATAAGAAACAGCAAAGAAGGTCTAAAATATTGCCAACACTTACAAGAGGTAAATCCAGAAAGTGAACAGGCTACAATGTGGGCTGACGAACAAGAAGATCAATGGCGTAGAATAACCAAATATATTCCGCAGTATCTTATGAACATCTATGATGTAAAAAATTATTATCCACACAAACCCCACAAGGATCTACTTGGTTATAGAACACAATGGGAGCCGGGCGATTTTGTTTTACAGGCAGTAACAGGATACAATCCTGGTTTTCAAGGTAGGGACAACTACCATTGGAAAATAGAGCAGATCAAATCTAAAAAAGATTTGGTAATATTATAAGGATACCATAATGCCACTGAAAAAAGGCTATTCAACAAAGACAATAAGCCGTAATATCAAAACAGAAATTAAGGCAGGTAGACCACAGGCACAGGCTGTGGCCATTGCGCTGTCCACAGCAAGAACTGCGGCAAAGAAGGCTGGTAAGCCCAGTATAGTAAGGAGGTTATCAAAATGAAAAAGAAAAACGGTAAAAAACCACCAAAGCGTTATTAAGATTGTAAATAAACATTCAAACAACTCACATGAAGGGGAGGCACGCTGACGATGAGCGAACAAAACATCGGTAATCAGGATGGAACTGACACATCTACAGAAATTAGTCAGGTAACAGGCAAGACATACACGCAAGAAGAATTTGACAGCCATATGGCTAAGATGCGTCAGAGTTTAACCAAGAAGTTTGAGAAGCAATTCGCAGACCTTGGTGATCTTGACGAATTACGCCAACTTAAATCTGAAGCCGAAAAGCGTAAGCAAGAGGAACAGGTTAAGAAGGGCGAATTCGAAGTTATTCTTCGTGACCTTGCACAAAAAAAGGATGCTGAGATTCAGCGTCGCGACGCTATTATAAGAGAATACACTGTGGATGTTCCATTGGTTAATACAGCCGCACAACTTAGAGCAGTAAATCCTGATCAGGTCAAGCAACTGTTGAAGCCAAATGTTAGGTTAAACCAAAGTGGTGAAGTGGAAGTCGTTGATAGGGATGGTAAAGTCCGTTATACCGATAGTGGCACCCCCTTCAAGGTAGAGGATCTTGTCAAAGAATTTTTAGACAATAACAGACACTTCCTACAGCCTAATCCTGCTACAACACAGGGCAAATCTTCTATAACAGCCAATCGCGAAAAATTAGACATAAAGTCGCTTGATATGAAGAATGCAGAACATCGCAAACTTTATAAAGAGTGGATGGCGAAACAACGATAAAGGAGATTTCAAATGCCATTTCCAAATAATCAAAACACTAACTGGAATGATGAATTTTACGCCAATCTTGTTGTAGCAAGCGAGATGGCTGCTTATGAGAATTCTATTGCTCGTCAACTGGTATCAGTTTATGATGTGCCATTGAATGCTGGTAAGACAGTTCAAGTTCCTATCTGGGGCAGTGTAAGTGCTTCTATCATCACTGACGAAGCAGATGCTACACTTTCTCAAACCACTTCTACAAGTGCTAACATTGACTTAACAGAGCATGTGGTCTATAGACAAATCACAAATATGCTTCAAGACAGTGCCTATGGCAATGTTATGGCAGATCTTGGTGAGGCCTCTGGTATGGCCATTGCTGAAAGTCTTGACACACAGGTGTTCAGCAAGTTTGCTAACTTCTCCAGCGACCTTGGCAGCACATCTACAGAATTAACTGTTGATATGCTACTCCGCGCTGGTGCCACACTTCGCGCTCGCAAGTTAACTGGTCCTTTTGTGGCTGTTGTTCACCCACAGTGTGCTTACAACCTCAAGAAGCAGTTAACATATTCTGCACAGACAAACATTCCTACACTCTCTGGTGTTGGTGAAGGCGTTCTAAGCAGTTTCTACATTGGGGGCGTAGCGGGCATACAAGTGCTGGAATCGAGCCTTGTAGCCGCTGACAGCACTGGTGGTGCTACTGCTTTCGTTAACGGTGTATTTGCCCGTTCTGCGCTTGGTCACGCAATGCGTGGTGGTATTGATCTTAAGACACTGTATCTGCCAAAGAGCCGTGCTACAGACATGGTTATGACCGCAGTTGCAGGCGCCGCAGTTCTACAAAGCACTCACGGTATTAAACTTACCGCTGAAGGCGTAATCAACTAATAGGAGACTGCAATGGCTTTCATTACTTCTAACGGAAATGTTATATCCTTTGCTGAATACAGTGATATGACAGCAATGGACAGTCGTTTCTTCGAGGCTAATGAGGGTCAAGACAGCGTAGTTGTTGAGGACATCTTAGAGAGAGCAACAGTGCGTATTTTAACAGAAATACAGAACACTGATTGGTGGCGTAACTACTATGTTCGCCTCAGTGGTGTAAGTGAAACAATAACCATTTACACTAACACCTTTCTCGCAGTTCCACCTCCTTCAGCCAATAAGATCAAGGCAAGGCAGGCAGATTTTACAGATCTTGCCTGCTACTATGCCTGGGCTTATATGTTGCTACCTAAGGTAGCCAACTTTGGTGCTGAAGACACAGCGGAGCGTCAAAAGATGAGTTGGTATGATGAGCGTTATCGTAAACGCTTTGAAGAATTAATTAATGCTGGCGACTGGTATGATTTCAGTGGTGACAATGTGATTGCCTCAACTGAAAAACAACCAACTCGCGTTAACCTTCAGAGAGTTAGATGAGAACACAACTACTAACTTACCTTACCACAGCAACTGCCTCTGCCGCAGTGAAGACCAGTAGTGAACTGCCTTGGACTACCTCAGGTGATCCTTTGTATCTTAAGAACATGAAATATTTCTATTTGGATCAGGAACAGCGTGAACAATCAGTAATGATTCCCACGCTGCCAGGTTCAGCAGATATATTACAAAATCTTTTGACTGTCAGAGGATACTTTGCCTGTGATGCCAAGAATGCTCCTACAGGGCTTACTACGGCTTTGAACATCCTATTAGCCGCTAAGGACAATATCAGTGTATCAAACTTCGGTGCCGAAGCAGACTACACTACGGAGATACAAGGTGATGTAATTGTTTACACCATTGAGTATCGTATGAACACCACAGCATAAGGAGAAAAAAAGTGGCATATATCAATGTAAGCGAGTCAAACTCATTTGTTACAGTACATTTGAGCACTACGACCATTGCTTCCACAGCCACTACCGGTAACATTGTAGTTCCTGGACTACAAAATATCACAGTTTCTAATTCTAACGGCATCTTTAGATGGCGTCAGTTAGACACAGGTAGTGAGTTTGCGATTGCATTGGCCGCAACTAACCAATTAAGTATGAGTATCGTACTTGATCCAACAACATTCTTTGGCGATTCAGTTGCCACCGCAGGCACAGCCGCAAACAAGGGTATCTTGAAGTTAAGCAACGACAAGACACTGACTTATTTTAGAATGTATTGGAACGCAACAAGCCCTGGAACTGGTAGTCGTTATATCAGTGGCAGTGCTTACATCACAGGTTTGGCCCCGACCGTATCACCAGATACGCCGGTCTGGACTTCACCTTTTACATTAGATGTAGTCGGCGACTTCACAGTAGCCACAGTCTAATTGATGTAAAAAAGAGCCCTATTCACCATAGGGCTTTTCTTTTGATGTAAATATCTCAAGGAGAAGATTTATGGATTTTAATACCCTCGCACAAGAAGATTTGCTACGCTCACTGGAAGCAGAAGTAGCCAAAGCACTCGCAGAAATTAGACACGCAGAAGACGACATTGACAAAGCCACAGGTCGTTTAAAATTCGTGTTGGCAGTTATTCATAACTTAAAAAATAGATAAAAAGGACAAAGATATGGAGATTACACAACTGGCAAGAAAGCCGGAACTGGTAGAAGTTAAACTGGACAGCGAAGACATCATAGAAACCTATGGTGAAAGCATTGAATTCTGGATGAAGGATTATGTGGACATTACCACATACTTTGATTTTTACAAAGCACAGGGTGGCGAAAATGGAGCCAAACTTAATGATCTACTTAGACAGATTATACTTAAGAGTGATGGTACACAGGCCATGGGACCAGAGGATGAACTGCCCGTAGACATAGCGGTAGCCGCACTGACAAGGATCAATGACATTTTGGGAAAGTCAAAAACCAAGTCGTTGACATCAAAAGTTGGCAATCAGTCGAACTCTTAACTGTAGGACATTTGGCTCGTATGTATAGGCTCTTACCCAGTGAAGTTAGAAGTCGTGCTACAGCCTATGACATTATGGTATTTGATGTGTATACGGCTTGGGAAAATCATAAGAACCAAGGTCCAGGGCAAGAAGAACTTAAAAACATTATGGAGCAAGTGAAAAATGGCAGGTGAAATCAGTCGAAGACTCAAAGACATTGTCAGAGGAACTACTTCTACAAAGATGGCACAGGAAGCCTTTAAGTTTTTTAGAGGTGTAACTCCTATAAGAGAAGGCAATGCTCGCAGAAATACTTTTTTAAAAGTAGACACCATAGAAGCCGCGTATCCTTATGCTCAGAGATTGGACACTGGATGGAGTAATCAGGCACCAGATGGAATGACCAAACCCACTGAAGAGCATATGCGTCAATGGATCAAGCGTCAGAGTAAAGGAAGATAATTATGGCCACAGTAGAAAGTTTTGTCTTAAGGTTTAAAACGGAAGGTGCGGATGTAGTTCGCAATCTTGCCGACGACATTTCAGCATTGGGCAACCAATTTGGGGTGGCAGGCAATACTGTTGCTCAATTTACTTCGAAACTTGGACCATTGGGTCTTGCCGCAACTGCTGCCGCAGGAGCCTTTGTTGCTCTGGGTATGAAAGCCGTGAACATGGCAGATCAAATTCAGGACCTTGCAGACGCTACAGGTATCTCCGCAGGACAGTTAAAGAATTTTAAAGCCAGTCTAATTGAAGCAGGCGGCGGTGTAGATAGTTTTGAAAAGTTTGCCGCAAAATTAAGTGTGGCCATAGGTAATGCCGCAGAGGGCAACAAGGCACTCAGAGATAGTTTTGAACAACTTGGTGTTTACACTCTGGATGCCAATGGTAATCTTAGAGACAGCGGAGATGTGCTCGAGGATGTAATTGGAGCATTGGCAAGAATTGAGGATCCAGCACGCCGTGCGGCATTGGCCACACAGTTGATGGGCAAAGAAGCCGCAAAGGTTGATTGGAGCAAAGTTTCAGCAGGTAGGGATGCTATCACAGATGCTCAAATTGCCGCATTGGCCAAATATAGAGAAGAAATTGATAAACTGGTTAATTCTATCAATGACAAACTTATAAAGGCATTTGGTAGCCTTGCTCAGGCAATCAATGAAGGAGGTATTGCCAAGGGCTTGGCTGTTATCACAGAAGAAATGGCAAGATTGATTGGTAAAATACCTTTGTTAGGTAAACCTTTTGAGTATCTTGCAGATCAGGCCTATGCGGCAAGAGTAGGTGGAGGCCGTAGTGCTGGTAGAGGTGGTCCCACAGCAGAAGAGTTAGCCGCACAGGCAAGAAGAACAGCACCTGCCGCAGGTGGTAGATTCGGTGGTGCCACAGAAGAAGAAAAGCGAGCCGCAGAAGAAAGTGCTCGCAGAATTGAACAGGGTAGATTAGACATTGTTAGACTGTTGAGATTGCAGGGTGCTAATCAACTACAAAGCATAGAAATCAATGCTGAAGAAGAACTAAACAAAAAGATTGCGGAAATCCGTGGCAATAAACTGCTTACAGAAAAGGCCAAAGAAGAAGAAATACAGGTTGCCCGTGTTCAAAGTGCGCTCAAAGCCGAAGGTGAAATCACTAAGTTTAGAATGGCACAGAATGCCAAGATTTTTGCTGAACAAGAAGCAGAACGAGAAAAGATAGCACAAGAATTAGCCGCAGAAGAACGCAGAATAAATCAACTGGTAAAGGCCAGTCAACAACAAGTAGAAGCAGTCAGAGCCACTAATCAAGAAATGGCATTAAGAGACGATCTTGCTTCTCGAGCACTGCGTATGGGCACCATTGAGCGTGACCTTGCTCAACAATTATTAGATATTGAAATTGAAAGACGCAGAGCCATCCAACAGTTAAACAGACAACTTGAACAAGGTATGTACTATTCAGACTTTGTTAAACAAGAAAAAGCATTAACTGAAGCCTATGCAGAAAGAATTGCCATGGCTACTCGTGCGGCAGAACAGCGTAAGGCACAAGAACAAGATTACCAACTTGGGTTGGATCAAAGTATTAAACGCATTGAAGAAATGTATACACCTCTTCAGGTAGCCAAGATGGAAGCAGATGCTGTGTGGCAAGGTATGAATGCTGGACTTGAAAACTTTGTTAGAACAGGCAAATTAAACTTTGCTGACTTTGCTGGCGATATCATACGCAGATTATTAATGATTAGACTACAAGCCGCCGCATCTGGATTATTTGGAAATATACTTGGAGCAATTGGATTAGGTGGTGGCGGAGGTTTTGGCACAGGTTCTTCTTTTGGTAACATGGACTTTGGAGGATTCTTTGCTAACGGTGGCAAGATAAGGCCTGGCGAATATGGAATCGTAGGCGAGCGCGGACCTGAGATTGTGACAGGTCCTGCTACTGTTACGCCTATGAGACCTCAACCAGCAGTGACTAATGTGTATAACATTTCAGCAGTTGATGCTCGTTCTGTGGCACAACTTTTCGCAGAAAATCGTATGAGCCTGTTAGGCACAGTGCGTCAAGCAGAAAAGGAACTGCCATTTAGGGGAAGATAATGACAATACAAGCAATTATAGATAGAGCAGAAAGCATTAAGTTTGACAGACGCAAGGTTGTAGGTCAGGCCGTGACAAGAAATGAAATTGTTCGCGTTAGTGAAGCAATTACAAGAAATCCTTGGCGTTTCTCTGTGAAAGTTTCAGCACCTATCTCCTACTATACCGCAAGGCCCATTATAGAACAATTGGATAAGTTGGATAGAGCCACTTCGGAAGTTATTACATTTAGTAACAACCCTAATCTTAGTTGGATGTTGGCCTATGATTTTGACAATCAAGTCAACAGTGCGGCCATTGCGGCCATGACACCCACTGCGGTCAGTGGAACTAATGTGACCATATCAGGACTGCCTCCTGTGGCAGACACTACACTGATGTTTAGACAAGGTGACTTTGTGCAATTTGGATCTTATCCGCATCCTTTCACAGTCACAGCCAATGTGTTTAGAGGCACAGGTGCTTCAGTGGTTTTACCTTTACATAGACCTGTGTTCATGAGCACAGATGTGGTAGGACAGCCTATTCGTGTAGGAAACTCTGTGCAGTTTAGAATGATTGCCACTCAAATGCCCACTTACACCATTATTAGAGGTGGTGAAAATGGTCTCATAGTCTTTGACAGTGATTTTGAACTTATAGAATTTACAGGAAACATTCTATGACACCCATTACCGAAGTAGCCAATACAGGTTCTATAAGATCAGCAGAGTTTGTCAAGTTAACCATACTGAATTTTAGCACTGCTACTTCTACAACCTCTACACAGGATGTTTACATTTCAACTTCTTATAAGAGTGAAGTGATTGCTGGCAATACCTATACCCCAGCCATCAGTGTAATGAGCATAGGACAGCAACAGCGTGATATCAATGTCACAAGTTTTGACACGGCCATAGGCTTTACAAATCTTGATGGTGAAAGCATTCCATTGGTGCTTGGTAATCAAATTAGAGGCAGCAAGGTAGAAATACGCAGAGGATTTTATGACACCAATGGAGTCTTACAAAACACTTACCTGCGTTTTACAGGCGTGGTAACATCCTATAATATTACAGAAAATAGACAGGATAGAGACGATAACTTTGACATAGTTCTTGCCTGCTCAAGTTTCAGAACTGTTCTCGAAAACAACAGAGGAGGACGCAGAACCAATGGAGATACTTGGCCCAATGACAGCAGTCTCGGTACAGATACTTCAATGGACAATGTGGCCGCACTCAACGGTGCTTATTTTGATTTTGGTGTTCCAGTAAGCACACCTACACCCGGAGGCGGTGGTGGTGGCCAAGACACACCCGAAACCATACCAAGTTAATGATTAGAATAGCAGAAAGATCAGACTTAGAACAAATTATAGAACTGCTCAAAGGATTTAGAGCAGAAAGTCCCTTGCCGGCGCTTAAAGATTCTAATGACGAAGAATATGTAAAAAAACAATTAGATCATGTCTTTGCAGGTGCTGGTAGAATTTGGCTTTATGAAAGGGATCAATCCGCGCAGGGTTTAATCATTGGATTAATAAATCGCAGTTTTTGGCATCCTGGTGTTCTATATATGAATGAATTGGCATTTTGGGTAAAACCTGAATATAGACAGAGCAGAGCAGGTTGGCATTTACTTAAAGCCTATACAGATTGGGGCTATGAACTAAAACAAAAAAATAGGATCAGTTTTTTTGTTGTAACAAAAATGGTAAATTCACCAGATCTCAGATATGAGAGATATGGATATACCAAACTTGAAGAGAATTGGAGAGCATAAATGGCAGCAATTGTCAGCACAATAATCGCCGCGGCCACAGCCTTTGCCGCAACCGCAGTAGGCAAGTTTGTTATAAACCTTGTTGCCAGTTTTGTTATTTCTTCATTGTTGGCTCGTAGAGGTAATAGGGGTGCTGGTGCTCAGAGTAATGCTGGCACCAGAGTAATGTTAGGTCCTTCTACAGATAATAAAATACCTATGGTTTATGGATCAGCCTACATGAAAGGTATCATAGTAGATGCTAAGATTTCCACAGACCAAAAAACAATGTGGTATGTTGTGGCATTTTCTGAAACTGTAGACAGTGCCGCAGGCACAATGAACATTGAAGAAATATATTGGGGTGATAAAAAATTAATCTTTGACGGCTTTGATAGAACCAAAGTTGTTCAATGGACTAACTCCAGCGGCGAAACAGAGGATCAACCTAAGGATTCTATATTTGTCTATCAATATAATGACGGCAGTTCAAGTCCTATAAATGGCACAGGATCTACTGCTATTCAAGTATTATCTGATGCTGAAATTCCATTGGCTCAGCGTTGGGACTCAAATAAGAAAATGAGTAAACTTGTGTTTTGTATTTTTAAATTAAAATACAATGCCGACAAAGGTATCACAAGTTTACCAGAAATTACTGCTTTGGTTACCAACACACTAAGCCAACCAGGTAGTGTTATTAAAAATTATCTAACTAATAGTAGATACGGTGTGGGACTTTCCTTAGATTATGTAGATACTGCCAGTCTTACTGCCCTTGACACATATTCCGCACAAACCATAACATATACACCTTCCACAGGTATTGGATCCAGTTCAACAAATAGATATTCTATTAATGGTCCTATTGATACTTCCAGAACATTTCTTGAAAATCTCACAGACCTTGTTGAAAGTTGTGACAGTTGGTTACAATGGAACGAAGTGCAGGGTAAATGGGCTGTAATTCCCAACAGAGCCTATACTTCAACCTCTACTATAGTACAAATATCAGACAGCAATATACTTGGTGGCATTAACATTACACCAATTGATTTAAACTCTACATTTAACCGTGTAGAAGTTCAGTTCCCAAATTATAAAATTAAGGATCAACCTGGATTTTATGCCACTGATTTAGCAGACTATCCCAATTTAAGACGCTCTCCTAATGAGCCAGATAATACGCTAAGTCTACAGTTACCAATGGTTAACAATGTTATTCAGGCCAGTTTTATTGCGGCAAGGCGCCTGTTACAAAGTCGTGAAGACCTTGTTATAAACTTTCAAATGGACTACAGTGGACTGCAAATAGATGCTGGTGATATCATAGGCATACACCACGATGTCTATGGTTGGGGTCGTAATACCAAAACAGGTCAATGGTATGATGCTACGCAGACTATGCCTTGGGGCAAACTGTTTAGAGTAACACAGGTGCAAGAAGACAGAGGCGCCGACGGCACAGTCTACGCACGAATTGTAGCCAGTGAATATAATAACAGAGTCTACTCTGATGACACCAGTAATCTCAGAGACTTTGATGTAGAAATCAACACAGGCATAGCGGATCCAAACATTCTTGACACACCACAGGCTCCACAGATCATTAACACAAATTCTATAGCACAGATACCTTCATTTACAGTGCGTAGTCAGATTCCTGCTCAAGGTTCCGTTAGAGCAGTTGAATATTGGTATGGAACCAATACCAACACTGCTACTTCTACACTTTGGATGACACAGCCTGCCCCAGGACAACCATTTTATACAAACTCAAGTAATGCTGACACCGAAGTCACTGCTTTGACAACAGGAACTTATTATTGGCGTGTTCGTCATGTGGGCAGTAGAAGAAAAAGTGCATACAGTCAGCCTACTACACAGATATGGAATCCTCAGATTGTATCTGCCCAAGGTGGTGTACCATTTACTGTAAGTTTTATTCCTTCAAGTGTAGTGGCACAACAAACAGGAACTTATACCACAACCTCAGATCAAAGAGTAGTGCGTGTGACCGATGTAACTCCTACTATTACAGGGCAACTTGGTGGTGAGATCATACAATATGTTACAGTTTCTAATGACAGTGACCCTGCATTTACCAGTTCAACTTGGCGCATTGCTTCTACCGGAACTACCAACTACACTAACTCTATCCAAACAGAAAATGTTAGCCTAACACAGGCTTTACATGGCGTTAGAGGTAAGAGTGCTTGGTTAGGCACACCTTCAAACATTGTCTTAGACCAACCTGCAAGTATAACAGTGCCCACACGCTACAAAGATGCTTCTGGCATTGTTTTCCAAGGTCCTGATGCTGTTTTAAGAATTACACAGGCCAAACCAGGAGAACAGGGCACACCTGGCGCCACTGGACCAGCAGGTGCTACCGGGTTTGGAGCCACTGGAGTAGCAGGCGCCACAGGTACACCTGGTTTTACTGCTAACAGACCCAGGATTTATTTTACTGCCACTGTGGGCATTTCTGGATTTTCAGATGCCAATGTGACCAATGGAGGAACTTGGAATCAACTTACTCAGCGATTCCAAATATTGCCAACAATACAAAAAGATGGCATAACTTATACTGCCAGTGAAAGCCCGCAGAGTCTTACCACTAACACAGTTTATCGTTGGGTTTGGTATGCACTACCTTATATAACAAATTACACTGGTGGACCCAGTGGACAGTTTATTAATCCTGATTGGAGTGGCACTGAACCAGCCATTGACGCAGGCTTTGGTCCTGTGGGTGCTGATGGCCGTGCATTAGCCAGCATAGATTTTCTATTCACAGAAGGCAGCACCTTTGTGCTAAATCCTACTACTAATGTATTCACACCTACCACCATTAAGGTCATTGGCACAAGTTCTAATATAAGTTCTTTAAGCAATTGGAGTGGTTGGACAGTTCAAGGTGCTACCTATTCTCTAAGTTCTACTTATGAATTCCAAGACACCATAACTGTAACACCTTCAACATCTGCACAACAGGTAAGAATTAGTGCCAGCAAAGGCGGTTTCAATAAAACCATAACATTACCTATTGTAAGAACAGGCGTGCCCGGCGCTACAGGTATTGCTGGTGCCAGTGGAGCCACAGGAGCCGCGGGAGCAACTGGACCTGCTGGTGCCAGTGGTGCTACAGGACCTCGCGGAGCCACAGGTGCCACAGGTGCCGCAGGTGCAAGTGGTCTTAGAGGATTTAGCCCATTGGCCTATATACCAATTACCGTAAATCCTGTAACTGCTACAAATGCCCAATTAACCACAGCGTGGACTAATGCTCTTGGCTATCCACCTATTGCCAATGATGGTGCTACATTCTATTTTGGCAGTATTATTGAAAGTTATACCTATAGTGGCACTACATGGAATGTTGCCGCAGTAAGAATAGATGGCTCACTGATAGTCAATGGCACAGTTAGAGCAGACAGTCTTGCGGCCAATGATATCTATGCCCGTAACTTTGCTTCTACCAATAACACAGGTGCTTCTTTTGGTAACAATGCGGCTTCTGGTTTTTGGTTAGATGCTACCAGTGGCAATGCCCGCTTTGGTGGCAATGTTTCAATTGGCAGTAATTTGACAGTTTCCGGATTGATCACTACTGGTGCTCTAAACATAGATACTGTGGCAACTACTAATCTTGTGGCAAATGCTGTAAATCAGCCACTAACTGTTGTTGGATTACAAAATAAAATATTTTATCCTGAAGATTATGCCAATAGAGGTATACTCCAAACAGGAAATGCTACATATCCCTCAGGCACAGAAATCACTATGCTTGTTTATTATGAAAACACTCCAACTTTCTGGGGAGGTGACCTAAATGTAGCCATGAGTATCTGTAATAGTGCCGGAACAGTTCTAAACACTTTCGCTGGAGAATTGGCCAATTTGGGAACAGGCGGAGCGGCAAATAATATAACTTCATATATGTTGGCCACAGTGGGTAGAGATGATGTTGATAAGTTTACTCTACCTTTTATTGGTAGATATACAATACCAACTACAGGCACCTATAAATTCCAAGCACAACTTTGGAATAGTTGGGACAACCATTATTTTAAAGCAAGACGAGTTACAATTATTGTATTAGGAGCAAAGAGATGATTAATTATGCTATCTATAACCAATTTGGTGAATATGTTACTGTAGGCACCGCAGAAAGCATTGATGATTCTGATTGCCCTCCTGGACATTTTTTATATGTTGGTTCTGTTAACATTGAAACAGATTATTGGGATTTTAATCAAGCACAAAATGTTAATAAGGGTCCTGCCCCTGGATTAAATTACCAATTTGATTATCAAACAAAAACTTGGGTATTAGACACAGAAATTATAGAAAGATCTGCAAGGCAGAAAAGAAGCCGTTTACTTCAGGAGTCTGATTGGACAGCATTGTCCGGTGCTGAACAAAGATTGGGCCCTACAGAATATCAAAGTTGGCAGACCTATAGGCAGGCTCTTAGAGATATAACACAACAACAGGGCTGGCCCACCAACATTGTTTGGCCCACAAAATAATCAATTTTACTGCGTATAGCCCGCCCTATTAGGACAACCCTATAAATATCAGCACGACCACTTCAGTGGTTAGCCAAATTGGCTTATAGACCTTAGTCTACAAGCGACAACCTTCAGGAGATTACCATGGCAGGCGTACTTAACTTTTCCAATTACATTGGCGGTGCAGATAACATTCAAATCGAACAGATTTTCCCCAGCACCCAACGAACAATGGTCTACAACTTTGGGCAGGATATAACAGGTTGGCAGTTCAACCTTGATGCTCAGACAATCGTTGTCGACACAATGGCATTTGATAGGAATTCAGGAGAACCTAACTTTGCTAATTCTACTGTAATTGGTGTATTTCCCAAAGTTCAAATTAGTACCGCTACCAATGTCAGCGTAACCAATGCCAGTTCTGGCACAGTTGCTATAACATTCCCTGGAGGGCTTTATGACGGCCCAGTCTATCCGGATGCAAGAAAAAATGTTCCAATCACCGTTGTTGGTGTTACATGGAGCACAGGAGCACTTGTTCCCCAGGTGAATACACATAGATGGGCGTTTATCCAGTGTTGGGAGCCAGGCGTTACCGCAGGTTCACCTACTACAATGACCAACTATGTGAGTATAGCAACCTAAGATGCCACAGATCTTTACAATTACTAACACAGCCAGTTTTGTCTTTACCGCTACGGTATTGAGCCCTGCTGTGAATTTGACTCAAACCACAAGTTCATTCTCAGTGAACAAGGTAGGTAGTCAATTCACTGCCACAGTGGCCATACAGACACAGACTGTGACCAGTACAGATACCTATGTAATTGTAAACACTGCTACAATCTCTAAATTTACTGCTTCTGTTACAGATTTCACTATAGGTGTTGTAGAACAGACCATTGCCAATGTGGCAGTGACTAACACACCAAGTCCTGTAGAAATACAACACTCTACAGCATCTATATCTATTACCTATAATCCATCATTGGTTGAGCATATCTATGATGGACAACCTGTTTACACCACAAGTAGCGTTCAGTTTAGATCGCTGACTTTGGGTAATACATCAACTTTCACATTCCCTGCAGATGATGGTATCAATGGACAGGCTCTGTTCACTGATGGGGACGGAAATATGTATTGGGGAGCCGCAGGCGGCGGCCCAGGATTTTGGAGCCTTAACAGTGATTTAATCACTAATGGATTTAAGATAGACAGCGGCAGTTCCACAGTGGAACTAAGCATTATTGCCGCAGGTGCTGAACTGCTCTTAGACAATCATGACACAAGATTAAGCCATCCTGTAGGCAGTGTTAGATTTAAAACTTCAGGCACTACTGCCACACAGTTGACCTATGATTTCTTCCCACTGGTAGATACCAAAGTTGAACTTACACGCAATCGTGCAGTGGTTAGAGGATCAGGCGCGGCAGAAATTACTGTAGAAGAGGGCAATAACCAATGGTTTGGTAAAGACATTGTTCTTGGACATAATACCAGCACAGTTACTGCCAGCAATGATCTTCATGTTCTTGGTGACATTTATCTAAACGAAATTAAAACCAATCAACCTTATGTGTTTGTGCCCTCACTGAGGTTTGGCGATGGAAGTATTCTTAGCAGTGCCAATCAAGCAGGCACAGGCACAGGGTCAATATATTCTTTACAACAAGATTTATACACCAATGGTTATATCATTAAGGGCAATGATACCAACGCCAGTTTATTGTTACAGCAAGGCCTTGGCGAATTTTCTATCAGTGGTTTATATAATTTTTTAAGTGCTCGTTATGCTGGACCTGCTGGCGCAGTAAACAATCTTTACATTGACAGCAATAGACTACAATTAAATTATCTTAACAATAATTTAGAAAGCACAGGAACAGGTTACCTAAACATCACAGGATTGGGCACTGGCAGTCAAATCATTGTTGGTGCTACCACTGCCACATTCATTACCACACAACCTGTTAGATTTGAAGGCGGTATACAGTTTGCCGACGGCACCGTACAAATGACTGCTGGTGGAGGCACCAGCACAGCCGTTAGGTCAATTGTAGCAGGAGCCGGGATTTCAGCAACGACCGTAGGAGGCGTAGCCACAATTACCAATACCGGTGTGCGTAGTATTAGAACTTCAACAAGAGGCATACTGGCAAGAACAACCAGTTCTGTAACAGCCACGAATACTACCACAGGTGATTTGTATTTGGACCTCGATCTGCCCATCTATCCAGGTTGGGCCGTAAATGTAGTCCAAGATACAACCAGCACACAGGTAGGCGTTAACACACAGACCCTATTCTCAGGTTTCGTTGCGGGCAATGGCATTATTTTATCTACTGCCACTGCCAATAAACTTACAATCTCTGTCAGCACCATTACATTAAGTTCAGTGCTACAGGGCGATTTGTTAACCAAAGGATACAAGATAGATGGTGAAACTAATAATCTAACCATTGAAGGTGGTAAGTTTAGTTTCCTTGGATCTACGCTGACTTCACGCATTTCTATGCCAAGAAATGCTCCAATGGAAATCAGCAGTGACTTTGGTATAAAGTTTGACAGTCCTGACAACAAACCTATTGAAATATTTTCACCATTTACAGTTAGCCACCGTTCAGGACAGAGCGAACTGTCAATGTCAGCAATTGGTCAAACCAATTTAAAAGACAGTATAGTTGCTATAACTGCAACAACCAGAGTCATAGTCAATAAGAGTGTATTCAGTGCTACCAGCGTTAATCTTTACATTGACGACGCAGATGCTTATCTTTCATTGGGCACGACTTCTACACTTGCTGGTAAAAGCATTAAATTGGCCAGCACAGGCACAGTCAAAGTTGGCAGTAGTATCTACACAAGTAAACTTGGTGTTCAAGATATTACTAACTATAACGAAACAGGTCCTGTAACAGTTAGCCGAGGTATCCAATTCGCAGATTTAAGTGTTCAAAGAACTGCTTACCAAAGCAATCTTAATTTTGGAGTAATTAACGCACCAAGTCAAAATCCGCAAGACTTTTTCTTACAATTAACTGCTGTGGACTTTGGCACAATCACATCGCCCAGCACCTATGGATATGATGGTGGAAGCATATAAGGAATAAAAGATGTCATTACAGATAAGAAGAGGTTCAACAGCAGAAAGATTATCAATAACACCTTTAAGCGGTGAATTGATACTTGACACTTCTACCAATCAAGTATATGTTGGTGATGGAGTCACAGTAGGTGGTGTGGCAGTCACTAATACGGCCACTGGATTTACCTATGCCACTACAGCCACTGCTGGTGTAGTCCAAATTGGTTCAGGTTTAGCCATAACAACATCAGGTCTACTGTCAGTGGTAGCAGGACTTGAAGGTGCCACAGGTGCCCAAGGTATTCAAGGAGCCACTGGTCCTCAGGGCAGCACAGGTGCCACAGGCCTCACTGGCGGCACGGGCGCTACAGGTGCTACAGGTGCTACAGGTCCTGGATTTCAAGTTATACAGTCTACCAGCACTGCTCAATTTACCACAGGAGCAGTTACCTATGTAGTTAATATTCCTTCTTGGGATAATCCAACAACCATTGCTGGAACACCAATCATAGCCACTAACCTTGCTGGCACAAATTATAATTACGGTTTGGTTACAAGTTACACTGGTACTACACTGACAGTGAATGTAGAGCGTCCACAGGGTTCAGGCACTAACAATCAATGGGTGATTCGTCCTTCTGGTTTAATGGGTGCTACAGGTCTGGGATTTGCTGGTTTGGCCAGCACTTCAGTGGCTACCATTGGCCTGGGAACTTATACCTTTACCACTAACCTTTCAGCCGCGCAAACTGCTTACCAAGTAGGTCAGACTGTTACAGTTTATGCTACCACAGGCAGCGGAGCCAGTATGGTTGGTTATATCGCTGGATTTAGTGGTAACACCATGTTTATGTATAGCCTACAGGCCATTGGATCCGGCACATATGACAGTTGGTTCTGGAGAGTTTCAGGTATCACAGGTGCTACAGGCCCAGCAGGTGCCACAGGTGTTGGAGCATCGGGTATTCCTGGAGGAACTGGATCTACTGGACCTGTTGGTTCAACAGGTGCCACAGGACCCACAGGTAGTCAAGGCAATCAAGGTAGCACAGGTGCTACCGGTTTTACTGGTGCCACAGGTTTAGATGGAGCCACAGGTGCTACAGGAGAAACAGGTGCCACAGGACCTGCTGGTGCCACAGGTGCTCAAGGCACGCAAGGCGATGTAGGTGCCACAGGTGCTCAAGGAGCCACAGGAGAAACAGGTGCCACTGGAGAAACCGGAGCCACTGGCCTAACTGGCGCCACAGGCATAGCAGGCTCTGCTGGCAGCACAGGTGCCACTGGTCTAACAGGTGCCACTGGACTTAGAGGAGAAGTTTATTATACCACTTCTACCAGCACAAATACAATTAACGCTGGCGCCAGTCCAACATTGTTTGTAATCAGCACAGGATTAACTTATACATTTGGTCAAACAGTGTTTGTAGCCGCAAACACAGTATCTAACACATTAATGGTTGGCACTGTTAACAGTTACAATGCCAACACTGGTGATCTGTATTTTTCTCCGACTTATGCCAATGGAACTGGCACACATTCAAGTTGGGATATAAACCTTAGCGGTATAGTAGGTGCTACGGGTTATGACGGTGCTACAGGCGCAACTGGATTAACTGGCAGCACAGGCGCCACAGGACCTCAGGGAAGCACAGGACCACAAGGTGCTACAGGCGTTCAAGGTAGCACTGGTGCCACAGGTGAATTTGGTTCAACAGGTGCTACAGGTCTACAGGGAGCCACAGGTGCTACAGGTAACCAAGGTAATCAGGGATCAACAGGTGCTACGGGCGAGGTTGGTTCTACTGGTGCTACAGGTTTTGCAGGTGCCACGGGCGCTACGGGCCTAACTGGACCCACAGGTTCAACAGGTGCCACAGGCGAGTTTGGAAGCACAGGTGCTACTGGCCTACAAGGATCTACAGGTGCCACAGGTATCCAAGGTGCAACTGGACCAACAGGACCAAGAGGCTACTCAACAGGTCGTATCTATTATTTCAATGCCAGCCAACTATTTGATGGTGGTTACAATTTACTCAGTGAAGAACCAACAACTGCCACAACTTACATTGTCACAGCCACTGCGGTTCAAAATACCACTACCTTAATTGACACTTACATTTCTGATGCATTTGACTTTACTGT